ATCCTCCATGATTGAATCGCCAAAATTTAACATTGTCTCAAACTCGCCATCTGGTGCCAGTTCGTATAAAAGAGACAAGGCATACATTGCGTAAACAAGGTTCTCATGTGCCGTCTGGAACGCCTGCTGAATATCACATACCATGGAATAAGACCTCTGTTTTGACTGTTTTACCTCTGTGGCGGTTTTATCTACATTGGCAGGGTCAGAGATTGTGCCATAAGCCAACTGGCATTGGAACTCAACCTGTTTGAATATCTTATCCAGGCCGTTAAACAAGCTTGTATCACGAATATTCGGATTATATTCCTGCAGTTTCTTCTCCATCCCTTCAAATGTACGGAACAGTCTCTTTTCTCTTCCTTCCAGTTTAAGATTTCCACGCTCATCTGTAAGGAACATTTCTTCATCTCCGAAGACAGCTGCCTGTGTGGCATCATATTCCCACAGAATATTCGACCATTGTTCATCTGCATTACGGATGGTCTTTACTGCCCTGGAAAATACTGAAACACCAAGAGGACTGCGAATCTCTACATTGTTGGCCATCGGCATTTTAAAATATGCGAACAATGTTTTTTCTATATTGTCAATGGAAACAAAAGGCTGCACTCCTTCCCATTCCGGAACTTCTGATAATTCCACCTCTTTTCCAAGGATAGAATCATTCGTATCATTCACATCCGACACTTCGGTTACAAAAGCCTTGTTCTCGATCGTGTATGTTGTTCCATTGAGCTCGTGTTTTTCCATTCTGGTATATTTCTTCTTGCCGATAATCTTCTGATCAGGGAAGATGCCGCCCATGATATTCCCATTGGAATCAAATTTTGTAGGATAGAAATCCTCTGCCTGAATAATACTGATGCCAATTTTCCCGGTCGTTTCAATGACATACGGTTTTAAAACGATTCCTCCCTTGGCACAAGCATATTCCGTATATTGTCTGGCGTTGGCAATAGTTCCTTTCAATTGTTCATTGATATAGTCCGCCATAGGAGAGCCAGACACCTCCACTTTCATTTCTGATGTTACTAAACGGGCAATCTCTGCTGAAATCGTTGCCGCAAGGTTCAATGTCCCTAATACATTGTCCTTCCATGGCGGCTCGTCTTTATACATCATCGCCCATTCCTGGATTGAGTTCTCCATTTCACTCGACACGACAATCGTAGTGCTAAATGCATTCTCAATCGTGACCTTCTTTGAAATCAATCTTCTCACCATCTTTCCAATTTTTTTAAAGATGTCGCCTACATTCAAGCATCACCACCTCTTTTCACTATCAGTTTGTTTATGAACCTCTCGAAACAGTATTCAAAGGCATCCAGACTATCGATATCTGTCGTGCCATCATCCAGTCTCACATTCTCAGTAAGCACCTTTGGATCCCATACTGCTGTGGAGATTGCATCCATCAATGACAGGCATTCCTTTTCGACATAAAAAAACCTGCCGGCTACCGACAGGGCTACTAGGGTAAAAATCCTATCATTTATGATTGTCTTTAAGGCATTGGTCGGAGCAATATTGCCGAAACCTGCCTGATTCATAGCTTTCTTTAATCCTCTTATCAATACGGATTCTGCAGAATCGGCATATGTTGCTGATACAAAGCCATAGGTATAATACACATCCTCTACGAACTTCACGAACAGCTTTCCGAGCATGTCCGGATCAACATCCTTGATTTCCTTTCCGCTATCCGGGTCTATCTCCCCCTCTTTATACCTTCTGGACTTCAAGGCGATTACTTCCTTGTATCCATGAGTTACTCCGGCGGCTACAAATGCATGACCAGAACCGTTACCTCCAAAGTCTACAGCAACGATTATCTTCATGAACTTCTTCTGCCTTGCTTCTTCTACAGTCAAGCTGTGAGGTTTCTTCTGTTCCTCCGGAAGAGAAAACTCTGATGCCAGTTTGCTGTATATCAATCCCTCAGCGATACATCTCATTCCTATGATGTCTCTGTTGTACCAGATACTTCCTTTTTCGTACTGAGATATGAATGCATCCCTGCTTTCTTTGCTGATGTTGATATTATCGAAGATAGTGAATTTCTGGTAGTTTACTCCCCCAAGAAGCTCACCTGTCTTGTGCATCTTTACATACTTATCAATGTAATCCGTATATATCTTTGCTTTCGGGTGGTCGGGGTTCAGATCCCAAAAGAACTTTCTTCGATGACTGGCCAGTGTTCGGTTGAACGCCTCTTTGATGGTATTGTCATGATGCAGATTGACCTCAGTGGCAATCCACATGCCATAAGAGTTACCACGTATCTTTTTGAATGATGATGCAAGAGCTGCACCAGCGAAGATAACAACCTTCTCTTTGAACCCTGTATCGGGTCCATTAATGATAAGGCACTCATTTCCTTTGTATTTCCCCCATTTGCACTGACCTCTAAATATGCCTTCAAGTCCCATTCCGTTGCAGTCACCAATGTTCAATTTGGCATTGGCTCCCGTACTTCCTGTGGCCAAATGCAGCTTATCCGGATGAGTCTTCAGCTCATGAGCAAAAGCATAGACGTTATCCACAGTTTTTCCGGCTCGAACTGCTCCTTCTGCCATGTTGTACACATTGTGTTGACAATTCCGTATATAACTAATATGTTTCTGCGAAAAATTGAAATTCAGTGTTTTCTTTCTCTTCTGTTCGACCTTACTCTTCTGACATCTGAGGACCCTTTGCTTCTTCCGCATCGGTCACACCTCCTTCATCCAGTACAGAACCATATATCAGATTGTCTGCATCTGTGGTGTCTTCCAACTCAACATCAGTTCCAAAGAGTTTATTGGTAGAAGCATCCATATGTTCAATCTGTGCATCCAGCAATTCTTTCTGCAGCTCATGAAGGTCTGCTTCTCTTTGTTCCCTAGCCTCATCGATTTCATATTTGCGCCTATCATTCTGCAATCTGATAAGGGAATCAATCGCTTTGGTCTTTGCTCTTTGTACCTTTGTCAGCTCAGCCTCTAAAGCCATAATGCTCGTAATGATAGTTGCTGTATGTGTGACTGTCCTTTCTTCCACTGTGTCAAGGATAGGATTGCCATCCGCATTCAGAATAGGGATTCCGTCTTCATTCAGCCTCATGGCAGTATCTTTCGATTTAGTAATGGCACTGACTGCAAACCCTTTGTTCTGGATTTCCAGTTCTTTATACTGCTTTATCCGGTTCATCAGACGCCGTTCCCTGATGGTATACAATTGAATCTGTTTCCTCAGTTCTTCTTCGGCATCCATGTATTCCTCTTCGAGCAATGCCAGCTCGTCCTCGTCAAGACTGTCCCAGTACTTCGAATATGCTCCATGGGTAAGTGCGTTCTTATTGCCTAAAGGAGCTCCGCCGCCCTTATTTCCTTTCGCATTCTTATTGCCTAAGGGTGCACCCCTCTTTCTAGGTGAGGATGCACCTTTTTCCTTCTTCTCTGGTTTCTTCTTCGGAGGAGGATTTCTGTCCTTATCCCTCTTAATCCACGACTTAATCGTGTTGATGGAAATTCCTGTTTTTTCTGCCAGTGCTTTTGGCCCGACACCTTTTTTGTACTCAGCAAGGACTTTCGCTCTTAACTCTTCGTTTGTCGGTGCCCTTGTCTCATTCATACCACCACCTCGCCATTTTATGTTTGATTCTCATTTTTCAGATTATTGCCGTAGCAGTCTGACGATTCTCTCCGCTAGCGACTTTTACGCGCTAAAACACTAAATTCTTGTAATAAACTCAGCATTTGAATAACTATTTACTCCTTTTGTCATCATTTTAAGGAAATCGTCTTTAGAAAAATCAGATAATCTAAAGACTTCTTCTGGTCTCATTCCGAGCTGCTTGCTGATTTCCTCGACCGTCTTTCCCTCGTCCATGAGTTCTTTTACAATCTTCTTCATTGGTTCGAGCAAATGGGTACCTCTCGCCCTGTTATGGGTAACGGTACCGTAGATGTCCTCAGAATGTTCTTTATGGTCCACGATTACAACGAGGACTTTCCCTTCCAGGCGTTCGTATAATGTTCTCCGGTCTTCTTTTTCTGAAGGTGGAACATAATTCCAGTCCGGGCCGGATACTGTCCAGCGGTGGAATCCATCAATAATCGTTCCATCCGGCCGAATCACAATCGGCAATGTCCATCCATTTGTAAATATGGATTGCGTCAATAGTTCCAAATTCTGTGTTGATACCCTGTTCGGGTTGTAATTATTCGGTTTTACCAGATTTCTGTCCATCCACTGCATGGTAGAAGAAGGTGCTGTCAGCCTATTGTCCATTCTTATCTCTCTCCTTTTGTTCATCTTTTGAAATCTGCACGTACTTGGTATACACACTCTGGTATATTGCTCTCAGATTCCTCAGTTTCGGGTCTCCAGCCATCAGGCTCTCATATAATCGTTTCAGATCCTGTTCTCCAATGATCTGCATGACCGACATGTAGAAATTCCTATAGCTTTTTCCGACTTTCCTTTTATGCGGCGTATCGAAATAAAAATCGAAATTACTGAACATCTTATGTAGTTCCGCCCTGTAATCCTTCTTTTCTGTATCTTTCTCCATTTCTTTTCTGCTCCGGCTGCTCCTTCCGAACATCTCCGTATCCCAATAAAGAGCTGCGAGATATGCGTTCGGTTCTCTCCTGATAATGGAA